TCAATATGATCGCCGAGGACACCACCAAAACCTTGAAAGAGAGGGAGGCGGCGGCCAAGGAAGCCATCGCAATCGAACAGGCGTTGATGGCCGAGCGCCAGCGCATTGCACAAGAGGAGCTCGATATCGCCACAGAAAAGGCGTCCATGTCGGACTCCAGCGAGGAGGACTTGCAAAATTTGGCCGACCTCGAAGCGAACCTCATCAACATAAAGACCGAGTCGTTTGAGATGCAGACGACGTTAAATAACAAGCTCAACACCATCCGCAACCAAGCCGCGGCAGAAGCAGAAGCGGAAGCCAAAAGGATCGCAGACGCGGCACAAGCAAAGAGGGAAGCCGAGGCCGCCGCCGCCGCTGCCATAGCGCAAGCAGAGCAAGAAGTAATTGAAGCGCTCGACGCTCGCAATCGCGCAACGTTAGATGCAAGGACCAAAGAGATACTTGCCGTCGAGGACTTCTATAACGCACAACTGGACAAGGCCGGAGAGAACGCAGAACTAACCAAAGAAATCGAGGAGCAAAGGGAGACGGAGCTGGCAGCATTGCGGCAGAAGTTCCGGGACGATGACGCTGCCCAAGCCGAGGAAGCCAGAATCAAGAAAGAAGAAGCGGAAAAGGAAGCACAACAAAAGGCTCTGGAGGCGCAAATTGAAGCGCAAGAAATAGCCGCCACAGCAGCCAAGGAAGCCGAGGACAAACGCCTTGCCGATGCTCAAGCCTATGAGGGTGCGCTTGCGTCATTGCGGGAGTCAGCTACAGCGGGCACGTTTTCCATCTTGCAGAACTTGAGCACAGCCTTCGAAAAGGACACCGAGGAAGGACAGAGGAAAGCGTTTAAAAGGAACCAGGCCTTGAGCATCGCCGAGACGCTGGTCTCTACATACGCAGCAGCACAAAAGGCATACGCCTCGCAGCTGGCTATACCAAGCCCCGACGCTCCTATCCGTGCGCAAATTGCCGCAGGTGTGGCCGTGGCTGCGGGTCTGGCAAAGGTGGCCGCAATCAAGTCGCAACAGTTTACCGGGGGCGCTTCTTCAGGCGGCGCAGCGGGTGGCGGGGGCGCAGGCGGTGGAGGTATCCAATCGGTCGGTGTTGACGTGGGTACGTTGGTCCCGAATCAGCAGAACCCCACACCGGAACCTGTCCGCGCATATGTTGTAGAGAACGAGATATCGAACAAGCAAGCACTCAACCGGGAGCTGCAAATTCAAACGACGCTATGAGGACAGTCGAGCTATTGATTGACGAGGAACAGGATACTTTCGGAGTGGAGGCCATTAGCCTCGTCAAGTTCCCCGCTATCGAGGAAAACTTCGTTTTCTTCAACAAGGAACCCAAGCTCACCCTCGCCAAAATCGACGAGGAGAAACAGCTTCTGGTCGGGCCGGCGCTCATCCCGGAGAAGATGATTCCGCGGTGGGACGATGCCAACCAGGAGGAGTTTGAGGTGTACTTCTCCAAGGAGACGGTAGAGCAAGCCGCCGAGCTGTTCATGAAACAGAAGCGCAACGACGAGTATACGGTCGAACATCAGACCAAGGTCAACGGGCTGTCTATCTTCGAGAGCTGGATCGTGGCAGACAAGGACCGCGACAAGGCTGCCGTATATGGCTTCGATGTCCCCGCCGGGACGTGGATGGTTTCGGTACGTGTCCACAACGGCGACGTATGGAGCGACGTAAAGGACAAGAAATACCGCGGGTTCTCTATCGAGGGGTACTTCATCGATAAGCTCGTGAAGATGGAGGAGGTCACCATCGAGACTATCGCCACCGCGGTACGTGAGGTGCTGGAGCCTGTGGGGATGTTAGACGGTAAGCCACTGTTCGGGACTCCGTTAGAGGCCCGCTTGATGGCTGAGGCGCTAGGGTGCGAGGGCCACCATGAACACGAAATCAACGGGCGGGTGTTGTATATGCCGTGCGAGAGTCACGAGCAGCTAGACCCACTCCTGTCAAACGAATGAAAACCCATTATATCACCCGATAGAATACCCATCATGTCAGTAATCGAGAAACTCAAGGAGGCCGTCCGCTCTGTCGTAGAGGCAGAACGTCAGAACCTCTATGCCGAAGCCCGCCTGAACGATGGGCGCGTTATTGCAACCGAAGCCGAGCAGTTCAGCGCCGGCGCCCCCGTCCGCGTTATGAGCGAAGACGGCGAAGCGACTCCCCTGGAGGCCGGCTCGTATGAGCTGTCCGACGGTGGTCAGGTCACGGTTGACGAAAACTCTGCCGTCGTAGAGATGATGGACGAGAAGGAGGAGAAGGTCGAGGCCGCAGAACACGAAGAGGAGAAGGATGAGATGGCAGCCGTGAAGGCCGCGCTCGTCGACAAGTTCCAAATCACTCCCGAAGTAGCCGCCGAGATTGTCGAGGTGGTGAAGGAAGCTATGGCCCCCGCCGAGGTGGAAGCCGAAGAGGAGAAGAAAGAGGAGGAGATGGAAGAAGACAAGAAGGAGGAGATGTCCTCGCACCTGTCCGACCTCACCCACGAGATGGCCGTGGCACTCGAAGCCATCAACACCCGCCTCTCCAAGTTGGAGGAGGCCCCCGCCGCCCAGCCTGAGCGCGTCTTGCCCAAGGCTGAGTTCAGTCAAGAAGTCAACCCCAACCTGAAGGGCGTAGATCGCGCCTTCAACATCATTTCAAATTTCTCATGAGTAAGAAGTACAACTTCGACATCGCGCTGAGTCCCGAGACGTCTACCTACGCCGGCGAACTTGCGCTCCCGTATGTCACCGCCGCCGTAACCGGTGCGGAGACCATCGCCAACAACCGCTGCCGTCTCATTGAAGGCATCGTTCACAAGGCCGTTATTGAGGACCTGTCTTATGACGCCGGTCTGATTCAAGACGCTGCAACGTGTGCGTTTTCAGATGGTGAGTCTATGACGCTTACCGAGCAGGTCTTGACGCTGTCCGACTTGAAGGTCAACGAAGAGATTTGCCGCGGGACTATCTTCCCAACTTACGTGGGTGCCGCTGGCCGTATGCGCCGCGACGGTCAGATTCCTCCCGACTTCGCTGAGTTCCTTTTGGCTTCTACCGCTGCCAAGGCTGCCACAAGTGTTGAAACCCTCATGTGGGGTGGTGCTTCTCCTTTCGGTTTGGGTCTGTTGTCTGACGACGGCACCTTCGACATCACCGGAGTGCGCGCTTCCGCTATGGGTGGGTTTGCTGAGTATGACTTGACCGGCATCACCGGCGGACCAGTCTTGACCGCTGCCAACATTTTGGAAGCTCTCGACGGCGTCTTCGCTGCCGCTGCCGCTACTCCTGGCATCTTGAACAAGCCCGGATGTGGTTTCTACATCAGCTACGAGGCGTTTGCCTTCATGCAGCAGGCTATCGCCCAACAGGGAACGGACGCAGGCTACAACCGCGACCTCAAGACGGTCACGTACCTCGGATACCCTGTCTACCCAACCGCTGGCATCCCCAACACGGTTGACGCTATCGCCTTCACCTACCCTGAGAATATCGTGGTTGGTACGAACGCATACACCGGAAACGAGGCGGCTTCTTTGATCCCCGTCTATCAGTACGACGGAAGCGATAACGTCCGCGTGACGATGAACTTCGCTGTCGGTGTTCAAGTTGCTGTCGCTGCTGACGGCGTTGTAGGATTCGACTTCACTGCATAAGACATGGCCTGTACTATCACCCTCGGTCGCGCGCTGGATTGCAAGGATGCCCTCGGTGGTCTCTCGAAGATTTTCTTCGTTAGCGACTACGTGGACGGACTTGTGACCGCCGCGGGGACGGGTGATGGAACGGCAGGCTCGGCAACTGTAGCGACCGCCTCCGGCGAGAGCTTTACAGTAACCGACCTCCCCGCGATGACTGTACTTCAGTACGACCTTCGTCCGGACTTGTCTTCCTTCACCATCAACGTCCAATCTGACCCCGCGACAGGCGCCTCGCTCTTTGAGCAGACGCTGAACGTGGTGCTTCAGAAGAACCAAGAGCAAGACCCTGAACAGCTCCGGCTCATCAGCCGCAACCGTTCGCAAATCTTTATCTTGGACAACAATGACAATGTGTACCTCTTCGGGGCCGCCTACGGGATGGACCTCAACGGCGGTACCATCACCTCCGGCGCGGCTCGCAATGAGATGTCCGGTTCTACCTTGACCTTCGCCGGTCGTGAGGCAGCACCGTACTACCTCCTCGAAGCTACCGCAGGAGTCGGGACGTCAGTCTATCCATTCGATGGACTCACGACACCCGGAAATGTGACTATTACCACGGGTTAAATCTCCGTTGCTTTGTGTGTTTTGGGAGAGGGTCGCCATTTGGCGGCCCTTTCTTATATCCCCCTTTGAGATGATACTGGTCGTCAAGAATAACAGCAGCAGCGTAGAAAATACGGTCTACCTCACGCCAAAGGAAAAGCGGGGTGCGGCCAACGTCGCCGAGTACGGCGCGACCATACAGGCGTTGGGGATGGAGCTGACCAGCCTCACCACAAACAAGACGGTAATGGTGAACGCCAAGACGCTCACGGTGACCGATCGCTTCGCTACGTTTGTCTTCGACGCATCGGAAACCGCCGCCGATACCTCTGCCGACCTTAGTGGGGCGCAGTGGCCGGAGGGCTTTATCCAATACCGCATCGTCGAGCGGGCGTCCTCCTCTGACGTGCGGGCCATTACGTCCTCCGATGTTATCCTTGAGAAGGGTTTGGGGTATCTTACCCGCGGCGACCAGACCGGAATCCTACTCACCGAAGCCGGCGCGTATCTTTTAAAAGAAGACGGCGGGCTATTATTGACAGAGAATGCCACGACAACGACGGAAGCGTACCAAGAGACAACCTACGCCAGCCACCCCGACGACGCTCAAACCTTCACCTACTATGAGTAAGCACGAGTTCAACGTCTTTGGGTTGCCCTCCCACGAGCTGCCCCTGTTCCAGGAGAAGACGGGCCGCGATTGGGTCGACTATGGCTTCGACAATTTATACGGCGACTACCTCCGGGACTTGTATCTCGGTTCGAGTATTCAGACCGCCGCCGTGAACGGTATCTCGGAGATGATTTACGGCGATGGCCTCGACGCAACGGACCGCGAAGAGAAGCCGGAGCAGTGGCTCAAGACACAGCGCCTACTCGAACAAAGCGACGAGAATATCCTTCGTCAGTTGTGCTTCGACTTGAAGCTCTACGGGCAGTGCTACGTACAAGTAATTTGGAACCGCGTAAGAACAGAGATTGCCGAGCTGAGGTTCCTCCCTGCCCATACCGTCAGGACGGGTATAGCAGATTCACAGGGCCGCGTGGATTGCTACTACGTTAGTCCGGATTGGAGTCGCATGAGGGAACCGCGCTACGCCCCCGTAAAATACCCCGCGCTCGACTTGGAGGACCGGACGGAGCCGGCCAGCGTGTACCAAATCAAAGCATACCAACCCGGTATCCATTACTACGGCTTGCCCGATTACGTGGGATCTACGAACTACGTAGAACTCGACCGGGAGATTTCTACGTTCCACCTGAACAACATCAAGAACGGCCTCTTCCCGTCCATGCTTTTGTCGTTCAATAACGGCGTGCCTACAGATGAGGAGAGGAGGACTATCGAGCGCCACGTCAACGATAAATTTTCGGGGTCGGGCAACTCCGGGCGCCTGCTCATTTCGTTCAATGACGGCAGCGACTCAGCGCCTCAGCTTACTCCCGTCAACCCGAACGACAACGACGGGATGTATGAGTTCCTCGCCAAGGAGTGTACTACTAAAATCCTCGCCGGCCACCGCGTCACCTCGCCCCTGTTGTTTGGTATCCGTGGCGATGGGTCCGGGTTTGGAAACAACGCCGAGGAGCTGCGCGACTCTTTCTCCCTGTTCCAGAATACGGTAGTGAAACCGTTCCAACGTACTCTGTTGGATGGGCTGGAGGTCCTCTTTGGTGTCAACGGTATCGACCTCGACTTCTACTTCGCGACTCTTAAACCTGCCGACTTTATCGATGTCCAAGCGGTGAAGGCGCAAGGCGACGAGGAGCAAGAGAAAGAAGGCGTCGAGGTGGCCCAAAGCTTCAGCGCCCAAGACCTCAGCCAAGCCGCGGAGTTCCTGATTGCCTTGGGAGAGGACGAGGACGAAGATTACGAGCTTATTGACGAGCGGGAGTACGACGAGACCACCGAGGCGCAGTTAGACGCGTTATGGACGTTTGCGCGGGTGCCGTCGTCTAACCCCGCCGGAAAGAGCGACCAGGACACCGACCTTATCAAAGTCCGGTACGGATACGCACCGAATACCGCCGATGACAAGAGTCGCGATTTCTGTCGCAAGATGGTATCCGCCGGAAAGGTGTACCGCAAGGAAGATATCCTCGGAGCCTCAAACCGCGCCGTGAATCCCGGATGGGGACCGCGTGGAGCGAATACCTACGACCTACTCAAGTACAAGGGCGGGGGCAGTTGCCGCCACTTCTGGCAGCGCCGCACCTACCTAAAGAAAAACAACAAGCGCGTGAGCGTCAACGAGGCCCAGCGCATCATCCGCGCCGCCGGACCCGATGCCGAGCGCCTGAAGCCACAAGACCCACAAGTCGCCCAGCGCCCCCGCGATATGGTCAACCGTGGCTTCCTCGATCCCCGCGACTTTACAACTCCGAGATAATGGCGAACCTTATCCTCTTTATTTCTCCGGCCAAGCTCAAAAAGGAGACCGCCTTGGGTGGGTCTGTAGACGACGAAATCCTACAGCCATACATCCGCCTTGCTCAGGAGATGCACATCCTCCCTACGCTTGGACAAAGCCTCTACGACGACCTGTCAGCCAAGGTCGCCGCCGGAACAATTACGGGCGATGACGAGACGCTACTGGAGTCGTATGTGGCTCCGGCGTTGGTTCAGCTTGCTTTCTCTGAGGCGCTTCCGTTTATCCGCGTTCGGATAGTGAACAACGGCGTGACGGTGATGGACTCCGAGCAGAGTACCGCGGCGAGCTACGGCGATATGAAGCCCTTGATGAACCGCGCGAAGGACCTGGGGCTGTTCCATATCGAGCGGATGATTGACTACCTCGACAATAATGGGAGCCTGTTTACGGCTCTCGATGCCGAGGGGCCGGGCCAGTTGTGCCGGACGGTAAGGAACTACACCCAGGGGTTGAATATCTACCCCAACTACAGAGACACAAAACTCGTGGAGCGTATCCTCCGCGACTACGGAATTAGGTATTGATGACACCCGAAGAGAAACTCGCGCACTATATCCAAGAACGAGATGGCAAACAGCAAAATTTCCGAGCTTTCAGAGTTGACTTCCGTCGCCAACGACGACGTCCTCGTCATTGTGGACGACTCGGCAAGCGAAACGAAGAAGATCAGCTTCGCTAACCTGTCCGCAGGTATCAGCGTAGGCAATGCGACACAACTCCAATTCACGGCGTTAAACAACACCGGCTCGACGATTGCGAAGGGCGCGGCGGTATATATCTCTGGATACACCACCGACACCCAAATATCCCTATCCGACAACTCCAGCGCGGCGACGATGCCGTGTTTTGGTTTGACTTCCGACGCTATCGCCAACGGCGCGACGGGCGTCGTAGTGACTGCGGGCGAGTTGAGCGGCGTAAACACATCCAGCTTCACCGAGGGCGACGAGCTCTATGTCGGGACGGCTGGAGCGTTGACAGCTACCAAGCCTACGGGAACGGCCTTAATCCAAAAAGTCGCCAAGGTGGCCAAGGCTGCCGCCTCCGGGGATCTGCTTGTAATGGGAGCGGGAAGGGTTAACGACCTCCCGAATTTGCCCGACGGCAATATTTGGATCGGCGACGCTTCAGGCGTACCCCAAGACAAGACCCTTACGGCAGGCACCAACGTCACCATCACCGAGGATTCAACCACGGTAACCATTGCGGCTACGGGTGGCGGAGGTGGTATCGCTGCGGTGGTCGACGATACTACTCCACAGCTCGGAGGCAACCTCGACGTAAACGGTCAAAGCATCGTGAGCGTATCGAACGGAAACATCCCAATCACCCCAGACGGTACGGGCGTGGTACAGATTGACGGGTTGAGCTATCCCAGCGCGGACGGCGCACAGAATCAACCGCTTGTGACCAACGGCAGCGGGACACTTTCTTTTTCCGATACTATCAAGGCCACCGTTCAAGGTTCGGTCAACGGTACGGAGATGGATTTTAAGGCCGAAACAAGCGCCTCTAGCGCCGCCGGTGATGCCGAGGGTACGGTTGTAACATTCGGGACGACTACGGGCCTCACAGCGGGCGCGGTGTACGTGTGGAACGGGACGAACTGGGTGGCTGTCGATGGCGACGCCGACACGACTACCAAGGGACTCATGGGCGTGGCGTTGGGAACAGCAGCGACGGACGGGTTTTTGACTCACGGCGTGGCGTACCTCTCGCACGATCCCGGCGCGGCAGGAGACATCCTCTACGTGGATACTGTGACCCCCGGATATTTGACGGCTACGCAACCCAGCGCGCAGGGCGACTTCGTTCGTGTGGCGGGGTACTGTTTGGCTGACAACAAGGTATTCTTCTCACCCTCTCAAGACTTCATCGAAATTGCCTGATATCGCAAAATTCTCTGGAGTGGCCATCGGAGACGTGGCAAAGGTGGACGGATTGGCGAAGGCCAGCATCCTGAATATTGACGGGGTGGCGGTGCCTTCTGGAGTATCTCCACCGCTGGACACCTACACCGGCGCGTCGGCAGCTTACTCCGTCCGCCTCTTGCGGACCGCGTATACGGGGTCTTGTATGCGCGTTCGAGAAGATGGGGGGAACACCGAGACGGATATTGGTTTCAATGGTAGCGGCAACTTAGACACGGCGGCCATAGCTTCGCATTGCGGTTCCAATAACGGTTTTATTCGCTATTGGTACGATCAATCGGGAAACGCTAACGACGCAGGGCAAGCCACGTCAGGCTCACAGCCGCAGATTTACAACGGCACGGCGGTGATTACCGAGAACGGGAAGCCGGTTATAACCTGTGGCAATGGTCAGCAATTTGAATTCAATGATGCGAGCGGCACAGACAATACGTTCACGGCGGTTATTCATCAAGACGCAACTCGTGCTGGTTTAATTAGCAATCCCGGCGGTAATGTAGGCTTAGGTTTGGCCGACAATGGAAGCGCGGGATTAGACTTTGGTTTCGGAACGCCAACTTATTTTGTGGACGGTAGTAGTTTCAGTTTCACTCGCGGCGCAATGTATACCGCGAGTCTGAACCAAATTTTGTTCACTGCAATAACAGGCGATCCAGCTCGAACCACTTTGGTCACGGGATATGCCACGGCGACCTCATTTTACAGTTACAACATGCAGGAGTTAATACAATGGCCCAGCGATCAAACCAGCCCAACTAACAACCGCACCGGCATCGAGACCAACATCAACGACTACTTCGACATCTACACGTAATGGCTACCGTATACCTCCCCGTAGAAGAGACCATTCCCGGCATGACTTCGAAAGAGCGGGCTTATGCCATCAACGCCGAAGTGTGGGCGTTGCTCCGTCCTGCCTCCTTGCAACTGCCGCAGGATACCAAGTACAAGTATCCTCAAATCACTCACCCCACGACGGGGCAGGTGGCTATCGTAGGCGACACGACCGAGGAGATATACATCAATCCCTTGGTCGATTTGACCGAGCTCCTGCTTTTACTGCCTGAAGTTCCCCAAGAGGAGAAGGACGGACTCGTCATGTTCATCGATGCGAACCGTGGCGGAACGGTTGCCTTCGGGCAGTTGATCCCGTCCACGTCCACACAGCTCACCGAGGTCGAAGCCGAGGCCCTCGGATGGCTTCCGGACATCGAACCGTAAGATGTTTCCCATATTCGAGGGTATGGACGCTCTTACGACATTCGAAATCCTGAGCCTAGCGGGGGCCATTATCGGAGTATATACCAAGCTGACCCAAGAGATTGGGAAACTGAAGGGCCGCGTCGTAGCGTTGGAGAAGACCGAGACCGAAGTGAAGGCCATGCTCGTCGAGCTGCTGGCGTCGGTGCAGGAGATCAAGATTCTACTCGCAAAGAAGGGCATCGATTGAAGTACTTTACCTACGACGAGTTCGATAGCCCCGACGTTCCGGGCTCTGGCCACCAGATGCGCGACGAGTTCCTCGACAAGCTCGACCTGGCTCGTGGCATTGCGGGGGTACCCTTTCGAATCAATTCGGGGATGCGCAGTTACGACCACAATCAGAAGGTTGGAGGGACTCCGAACTCGTCCCACCTCATCGGATGGGCGGCGGATATTTCCGCGACGACATCGAACCGCCGCTTCCTCATTGTTCAGGCCCTGATGGAGGTCGGAATGAATAGAATCGGCATAGGCGACACGTTCGTCCATTGCGATATGGACCCGGATAAGGTCGAGAATTGCATCTGGTTATATTGAAGGGTAGATGCTCGACACACTCGACACCCTCACCGCAGTCCTCGACACCGTTGTCACGGTAGTCACAGACCCCATAATCCTCGACCCAATGGAACCTTGGTACGTAACGCATTACGTTGAACTGATTTTCATCGTTCTCGCCGCCGCTAAAGCCGTCCTCAATCTCGTCCCCAGCGAGAAACCGCTTGTTATTTTCGGATACCTGGACACCCTCATTGGGTTGATCTTTAAGGACCGCAGGAAGTGAAGTGGTCCCAACTCCTAAAGGGGTTGGACGTCACCGAAGCATTCAAGACTAAAGGCGACCTGAAGCGGTGGAGCGCAAAGCGTACCATCGGGGGGGTCCTCGCTTTCACCG